CACCGTAGTGTTGACTACTCAGCTCCATGAGTTAGGGAAGATAGAACTCATAGCATGATTAAGTCATCACTGACCAAACCACTCGTTCCCGTACCTTCACACGGTTCGGCAGCGATCCAGGGGGGATCCCTGCGTCCGGGTTCGTGCAACCCTTTCTTTTGTCGATTGAACGCAGCCAGGATGGCTACAAAGTACTGGGCGCGGGACGCCTTTCCTTCATAGTAATCAATTTCCTCCTGTCCCTTCACGGACGATGGTATGTCCGCGGCTGCGTCGTCCGCCTTTACGAGCATTTCCTTTTGTTCCAACTCCCACCGATCGGCGAGGACTTTCAGAATGTTGTCTTCCTCGGTGGTCTTTCTTAACCTGAGCTGCGAGACGATCGATCTCCGCTCCTTCACAGTCGGGCGACCTCGTGCTGGTCTCGAGGGTTTATACCCGATCTGCTTCAGCCTGGCTACCTTGTCATTTATGGTAGCAACCTCACATTCCCTTGATAAAGCGTACCCTGCAGGCTTGGGTACAACCGGGAACGGGTTGGTCGGTTTTGGTCGCTCCGTCGGAACGGACATAAGTGCGTCCTTAACCCCCGGGCCTGCGCAGTACAGCGCAGACCAAAAAGACGGTGGGAGGGGGCCTTGGATCTTAGTTTCAGCGGAAGCGATGGCGTTCTTCCACTGCCGAAGCAGTGAAATAAAACTTTGACGCCTCACAACCGAATCCGCTAGGAACCCGATTGGGTCGGTCACTTCTGCCCTCTGCTTGAGAGCGCCGACATTCGTTTTCTTTCTCTTACGACCACGGTAGAAGGCGGTGGAATTCACCTCGGCCCACTCCGGGTCGACCATCGTTTTCTCCTCATTAATTATCAGGCCACAGCGCGAGCCGTGGTGGAGGATACCGGCAAGTAATCGAGAGCAGCTCGTGGGCTCCCGAAATAAGAGATCATCGCCATTGATAAGACAGCGATGCTCCACAAATTGCTTTGCGGAGATTTCACCCCGTTCTAAGAGGTCCGCGAGTGCGAGGTCGACAACCGCCTTGTTGATCAGACAAAGCAGCGGGAAGCTCATCGGGCTCCCCATGGGCTGCCCGGTCTGGGCAACCCCATCACGTCGATCGAAAGTGAGATTAGCCAGTACCTGCAGGCACTGCTTTTCGTCAACAGTCAACCCCACACTCTTCCTTGTTAGAACCTCAACCATGGCCTGTACGTAACAGGTCTTGATATTGTCAGTGGCTGCCGAGTAATCCACACTTACGTATGGACCTTCACAGCCATGGTCAAGTCCGAGTACCTTCTCATCGGTGGGACTTCCGACAAGAAGCCATCCTTCTCTTCGCAGCAACCCGTAAAGGGAGTGATGCAAGGGTGTCAACTTTGCCACATTATATCCCGAATATAATGTCACGACCCTTGGTTTACCGGATGAATAGACAAGCTCCACCCGGCAATCAGAACTGAATCCCTCGTGATTCCAGTTCCCACCCTCCCTCCGCTTATACGCGAAGGTTGCAGACCCGTTCGGAAAATACGGGTATTGACGACGGTTCCATCCCTGCGGCACGAGACACGCAAAGGCTTTTTTGAAGCGTGACAAGTGATCGTCATCACGTTCGGCTGGTCTGAACCGGGATTCTTTCCATTTCCTTAGTAATCCTTCTGTCGTCGCACTTTCGCACGACTCACAGGGCGCAGACTCGAGTTTCTGCGCCGACTTAATACTAAGTTCCTGCACCGGAGTAAGGTGCTCGGAGAATGTTGACCGGATCGCGGATCGAATCTGACCGCACTGTATCCGGCGAGGTAAGCGACGAACGCTCTCCTTCTCCAGCCCTTGATCCACTCGTAAGAGCTTCACGGCGGCTCGTGCAACCCTCGAATTGCACGCAATCCTTTTACACCCCCGATCAGTGTTCGGGGCAACCTTTGATTTTTGTTTACCCGGGTTAGGAGGACTACTCCCGGGGGGCTCTTGACAATTTACGTCGTCCGCCACGAGGCACCCATACCTCTGAAGACGACGGAGCCTTCTAGAAAGAAGAAAAGAACCTGAGACGCATCCCAGGTGAAAAGAAGATACAGGTTCGGCGAAGGGAAACCAATACAACGAGATTGGCCATTTTGTCACCATGATTACTTCTTTTCTGAGGTGCCTATTCGGTTCGCTTTTATATCGACATCAGCGCCAGGCGGGCGCGGTCATTGGGCGGCGAGAATGAGGAAGAGGGATGGGAACCACCATGTCCACGGACTGGCGCTTGGTTTTGGTACAAGGGACGACAATCGCGAGGATTGAACCGCCCCCGACCCCGATCTGCGAACACCGAAGTGCTCGTGGCGCAGAAAGGGAGTCCGGGATTGCAGTGCCACGAGTCGCGCACCCGGATACCTCACAATACCAACCGGTTCCGGCTACTAAACCGGACTTGGCCGCAAGGCCCCAACACCCTAAACTATCTAACCATCTCACAGGTTAGCTTCCTCGCCCGGTCGACACTACTCGTTACCGTGGCTTAAACTCCCCACCCAGGACCATTCCAGCATACGCAGTTGATTTCCTTTGTATACCGGGCAGGCCCCACCATCCCCGGACCCAATATCATCTCAGATACGAGACCCTCGCGCACTGGTCCATGCGCGTCAGAAGGAGCAAGTCCTT